ATTAGTATTAAATCATGGAAAGAGTTGATAGTTCGTTAAGTGAACTTTCACAGACCCACCAGCTTCATCTATTTCTAACTGTACGCGAACATCATTTGTACGTTTTGCCCACCACACTGAAATCTCTGGGTTTTGCGTCAACACATCCAACCATTGCGTGTACGTTGACTGTTGAAACCATTCAGAAAGAACGAGAACATACCTCCAGTGTTTCACATGTGGATACGCGCGTTTGTACAATTCCAACTTTATCGGTGAGTTGAGTATTTTTTCATCTGCACTTCCCGATGTACTCTGATATTTGCACTCTAACAAGATGACTGCGTCTGTACCTAAAACATACGCACCGTCTGGTTTAAAAAGACGAGATTTGGGGTTCACTGGTTTCATGTGTCTGATGAAATCATACTGTTTCAAAAATAAAAAATCACCAACGGGTGTCCCCTTTCCAACGATGTACAGCGGTGGGCATATGCATCGTTCAAAAGGCAACCCACCTCTGTTTGTGTTTGAGCCACCCGCACCCGTACCTCTATTTTTTGTCGACATGTGTAACCAACACTTCCGTTGTAGTGGTGCTAGGGTTTTTACTATGGATGGCCCTACGTGCTTTAATGTACAATATCTTGTAATCTTTAAAAAACTCGGTGACACATGGAACATTCGCGTTACTCATAGTGAACATAACTTTTTGAAGCTCTTTAAACAGCTTTTCCTGGTCAAACCCACGTTGCGTGTACTCTTTGAACGACGTCTTCGTCTCTTGCGCATACGGTGGGTCTGCGTAAACAAAGTCTCCCACACCAACCTGTGCGAGTGCCTCTGAAAAATCACACACACGAAACTCCACGGGTTCTAAAAGTTTTTGCACATCTCTAAAGTCATCCATCGTTGGCCAGTGTGGAGTTTTTTTATAGTGGCCATAGGGAACGTTAAACCCCGAAGGTCCTTCCCTGTACAATCCACGGAAACACGTCTTGTTTAGGAATAGCAGGAGGGCACTCTTCTCCACACACGATGGCAACGCCCTGTAATGTTCCCTCTGCTCGTAATAAAACACCTCCTTTGATGCGCTTTGGTCGTACGCACGAAACAGTTCATCGACTACTTGGTATAACTTCTCTGGTTCCCCCTGGATGTGTTTATAAAACGCAACGAGGTGGGGGTTATTGTCACTGGCGCACACCCGTTTTACTTTAATATCATCACTGGTGAGCACCGCGAAAAGAACTGAACCCCCACCGACGAATGGTTCGTGATAGGTGTCAATGTCGCGGGGGAATGTCGCGAGCACATCGTCGATGATTTGTGTTTTACCACCGACCCATTTAAGTAAAGGTTTCATACTATTATTACATGGGGTCCAAAACTTTATACACCATAAAATAAAATCCACCCCGTTTGGGAAGGGCGACTTCTTGAAGAAATTCATCATTTTTATAATACCATTTGTCCTTGTGACGGGTGAACGCCACGTAATGTCCATGCCATTGAATACCCGCGTGGGCCGCGGCAGCTAGTAATCTGTATTTGATATCTCCTATTTCCAAATATTCCGCAACGGTGACGAAACTTTTTTTATCAAAACTCACCATGAATATTTGTGGCATGACGGTAAAAATATTTCGTGTCGTCGCAATGTTATGTGTTTTCCCAGTGTCATCGGTATAATCAGTGAGAGTGTTCCATTGCATGCTCTCTTCCAACATTGTTTGTAAATTATCACTGTTTGAACACATCACGTGAACACTGAAATCTTCTTCGTGTTCCTTCTTCCCACCGGGGTACACCGTCTCTTGACGTTTTTTCCCATAAAACAGTGTTTTCAACTCTGGTACAGAACGTTCTAAAATATCTATGATACAGAGAACAGCCTCTTGGACGTCGTGGGGTTCACCGAGGACAAAACGGGGAAAGTGTTTTTGAAACTCTACGAGGAGTGCGCGGACATCGAGGGGTCCCCTCTTTTCTTCGAGTTTCCAGAATCGTCTCACCAGTTCATCGTATACCTTCGTGAATCCACACGGTCCAGAATACCCATGTTTTATAAAATGGTTCGACACTTGTGGAATTTGTAATAAACATTGGAGAGACGTGTTAAAGTAGCACGTGTTTCCAATGTTATGGAGACCCCTCATGTACCTACATATGTATTTTTCTTTTTTAATTTATTAAAGATACTGGACTATTATTAAGTGAAAATGAATATACAAGAAATTGTCACCAAGACTCTCCCACTTTTTGATGTCCACAATGACTCGGAACACATAGAAGTTGAGCTGCGTCTCGGGAAGTTTAATGGACAGTTTTTTGATACAAATGTGGGAAAAGTGGTGTTCGATAAAGTTCTCTCAGCTTTGCAAAGCTACAAGGGGTGGGAAGACATTCGGACGTCCAGTGCAAACGTGTTCTATAACGACGGCGCTGGGGTGCGTCTTTCAGTGGACGACGCCACGGGTGAACAACAGATGATACAAAAACAATCCCTGGTGCGTGAAGATTTTCAACATCAAGGTGCCCCCATGGACCTGCGTTTCAGTATCTCCAAAGAAATGCCAATCTCTGGTGGTGATTACGAAATGGATAGGAGACGCACGAAGAGACGACAGAGTTTCATTCGTAAAAACGTGTCCATAGATATGACTATATCGAGTGGTGATGTGGTTGATAAAGACGCGGAAGACCCAAATCACTACCAGATTGAACTGGAAATTATAGACCCTGCCAATGTTTCATGTCAGGAAGAGTATTTCAATATTTTGTGGAAAGTGAACGATATATTAAAAATTATTTCTTAACCGTTTTGTTGTAATTACGAGCCTTGTTTTTCGCATTTTCAACCTCCATCTTTTCGTACATTTTTTTCACCACCTTGACCTTGTTCTTGTACACTTTTTCGTTGTGCTTCTTAATCGCTTCGTTTTCACGCTTAAGCATCTTCATAGCTTCATTGACGCTCTTCGGGTACTTGTTGTTCATTTACTATTTGTGGAGAAAAAAAATTAATCTCTGCTGATTGTAAAGAATGTGGTTTTACATCCTCGCCCTTATTGTTTTATATGTCACCCTGATGACGAAAGAAAAACCCCTTAAACACGAAGTGTCTCAAGATGTCTACAAACAAATGGTTGACAATGGGGAAGATGGCGACACTATCAGAGCGTACCTGGCCATGGAAGAAGCGCTTCTCATGGAAACAAATCCATCCATGGCGATTCAACGTTCCAATGAGATTAAAGAAACATTTCCAGACTATGACTTTGCGCATCACACGACGCTCATTAAAATCATAGCAGTTAATTATTCATCATCCTAGTGTTGTATAGCCTGTTTAAAGACGCTTTATTCACGCGACTACCAACGCTTCCAAACAATTGCACGATTTTGTTTTTCACCTCCTCGTTATTTGGTAAAGTATTTCTACTACGTAACCAGCTGATGGTATTATTTTTAATCTTTGTATAATATTTATTGCGTGGGATATATTGTTGAATCAGTGCGTACTTTCTTGCGTAAGAGTTCACGTTAACATTTCTTTTATTTTTCAAATCCTCATAAATTTTGTTTTTTGTTGCGTTGTTCACATTCAGACGCGAAATTTCAACATTTCTTCTCACCTGCTGATTCACCGCACTTATGTTCTTGGTATTTTTTACGCGTTCTAAAATCTTTGTTCGTGTGTTTTGATTCACGTTTGCGTAACGGTTCAGGGTGGTTTGTGCGCGTGTGAGTACTTTCCGCTCAAGCACTACATTTTTCACTTCTTTTTTAACAGAACTCAAAAATGGGATACCACTTTTGTTTGCTTTTGTAGTTGAAATCCTGCGTTTCACACGCGTCAAATCTTCGTTTACGTTGGCACTCCCCCGTTTTCTCAAAAGTTCACGAATAGCGTTGTCATTGACGCCTCTTTTTCTGCTTAATTGTTGTTTAGTCAGGTTCACGTTGTTGTTTTTATTTCCCGTCTTGGCATAGATGGCATCACAATAATTTTTCTTTTTCCACCCCTTTTTAGGAAAGATGCCCAAAATTCGTGAAAAACGTTTAAGTTCATCAATTGTGTAAGTCATACACGACTTGCCATTGACAAAGATGACGTTTTTTAATTTTGCAACTTGTGGTGTTTTAAAATTCTTCACGGGCGATGTTTGGATATTTTTCTTTACAATTTCGGGGGGTGGGGAATTTTTGGTTTCCAACCACCCTCTTTCATCTAAAAGTTTCAAAAATCGCACCGCCACGTCATACATGCGTTCCATGTCTCGTTTGGACTTGGCGTTATGCAAACGCACATAACCCGTGTTCACGATGGCTTCTATGACCACGTCTTCGTATCTGATTTCTTTGATTTCTGATGGAAAAAACTCTGGTTCGTATGAATGTCTCACACCCATGCTCGCGAGTCGTATAGACAGCTCGCGTGTATCGAATGTTCCATTAAATCTAAAACGCCCATCAAGCTTCTTATAGTTTATAATGTTTACTGTGGCGGTATTAAAATATTTCTCCGCAATGTATTTGGCAATTTCAAGTGGGTCACCACTGGTGCTTCCTTGGAGCATCATTTTGTTTTCAAACGCGCGCACGAGGACTTGATGCTTGTTATCAATTACAACTTTAAATTCAATGGCAAGCCATGGGAGTTTATTCAATGTGTTCATGCGCAAGCTTTGCTCCACTTGAAATCCATATTTCTCCGTGTGCTTGACACCCATTTGCATTCTTCCATAAATTCCCGTAATTTCTTGAACATAGTATTTTGCACCTTCAACGCGTCTCGGTTTTGTATTTCTTACAAAACGCAGGACATTCGCAGGTCGTTTCATGGGGACTTCTGCGATGAAATTTGTGTATTGAAGGGGTGTGGGTGTGATTCGGGGAGTCACGATGTTTAACAGGTTGTTGCTATTGTATTGAAAATTTGGAGTTTGTATGTCTACACCCGCATTGGTTATGAATTCTCTGAGTTGACGCGGGGGGGTATTCATTAGTATAATGTGAGATATTTTATTCAAATGTTGCATCTTCCTGAATGACATCTAATCCGCGAATAAATTTTTGGTTGTTGTACATACGACCTCGGTAGGTGAGTGACTCCGTAGACACCGTGATGTCTCGCTGAGAGAACGCACCCGCGTAACTGTCTTCGTTGAATCTGGGTTTTCCCAAGTTGTTCATGGCGCAATGCTGATTGAAAGCAGCCAGGAATGCGCTTTGAGGGATGTACAAGTCTTTGCCAAACTCCACGCTACTATCTTCCAGGAAATGGTGAATCGTTGACGTCATCTTGGCGACTTCCTTCTGAACAGATTTGAAGTATTCAGGGACGACATTCCAAATATCCTTGTCAGAATACCGACTCGCGTAGTCGAGATAGGCTCTGATACACTTCAATAATATGGCTGGCAACTCCGTCTCAAGTTTTTGGTCCAAGTGTGGGTCCGCATCTTGCACTTGTTTTTTAAAGTTCCACGGTAAAATGCGACGAAGAACGGACCCGGAATTGTCCTTCCACGACGGGACCTCGTTCCCACCGAGACATCCTGGTGTGGTCCATTGCGTGCTCACCGCGTTCTGATGCTTCACTGCGATAGATACATCTTCCCCAGACACGAGAGACTGGAACTCCGCCTGTTCCAGGGAGAGGTCCCCTTTCACTTCTGGTGCAATAAACATAAAAGCATCGTAGATGGATGAGAGGCCAAACTTCTTTTCAATATTATTTGAAAGTGTTCGTACGTCATTACTTTCGTAAAATTTACGAAAGATTTTCGTAATTATTGTTGATTTCCCAGAACGCGCGATACCCTTGAAAAATGGGATAATCTGCCAACCATCTAACTCACCCACGTCAAAACACAGACGACCACCCATCACGTATGCCCAACGAGCGACGTCTTCATCAAACTTCTGGTAATCCAGGACACATTGCATGTGCGGCGTTGGAATGTCCCACCAATCATCGACGTAGCTGTAATCGTCAAAAAACTGGTCAAAGAATTTACACGACACCAGGGTTGGGTCCAAACACTTGAACTCTTTGGACTCATAGGGGTAGAAACGACACGTGTATCTACCCTCCTTTGGTTGCCACTCTTTCCCAATGAACACACCATTCTTAAAACTCCAGACGTGACGGTCTTTGTTAATCTCTGGGAACTGACTGTCGATGCAATTTGAGAGATGATTGATGACTTCCCTCGCCGTGTTCCCACGAGAGGTGAGGTCTTTCCACACATCAAAGTTCACCTCCTTTTCCGCGAGTTCATACACAAACTCAGGAATAGTACACACCTTTTTCCACGACCTCGTGTACGACCCTTCAGAAATTCTTTGTACATAGCACTCCCCTTTATACCGACGCATCTGCTTTTTATAGGTTTCATCGAGACAGGCCACGATAGCTCTTTGAAATGGGGTCATCTCCCCCAGGCGAGTCTCATCCATCGGGGTGGCGTCAAAATATTCAGGGTCGGCATTCATTTTATCGGGAGCTTGACGGGGGTTGTTAATTCTCTGTAAAGTGTTCATATGAAGCCTAACATTTTTAAACGCCTCGGACACTTGTTTAATAAGGCGACACACCCTTTCTGCTGTGGTAAGATTTAGGTCTTCATTTTCCACATAATCTGTCATATCTAAAGCCTTTACGCGCGAACCAATGTTTTTCAGGACACGTAGTTCCCTCTCCCTTTTACCATCAATCGCTTTAATATCAACACTTTTAGGAAACCCCCCCTCTCTTTCGGACGGATCGAAAAATTGATCGTATCCCAAACGAACGCACTTGTGAATGTCGTTCTGTGACGATACGAGGTACCAGTTTTCTTCCATCAGCCCAAGGATGCGGAGGATTTGTTCACTCGACAGCGTCAACACCTGATTTCTCAGTTGTTCCATCTCAGACGCATGAGTGTCGGGTTCCCTTTCTATGTAATGGGTTGTCATTTGAATAAATAATGCGGAGAATTTTTAAGTGAGTTTGCTCAAAATTTTAATAAGAATTTTGTTTTGCATTTCAAGCTGGGCACCAATGTGTACCAGGGCACTGCACACCGTGTCACCGTCTGGGGTCGCGAGGACCGCGGAGAGGAGTTCTTCAGTCGCGTTCAGGCCATCACCCATTAAGTCGTCGTCGTCGTCCTCGTCAAAGACAATGTCATCCTCGTCATCAATCGTAATCTCTTCCTCGGTGGAATACTCCTCCTCAACAGGGATTTCACCTTCTTCGAGGGTTTGCGTCGGCTGTTCGGTCATGATTATGCTGTAAAGTGAGAAAAGATGGTGCGACTTTTACCGCATCATCAGGACAAAATTATTTTCTCAGCGTATAGTACAAACAACTCTCACAATGGCCGGTGGTCTTATGCAGCTCGTCGCATACGGTTCGCAAGATCTTTACTTGACCGCTAACCCGAAGGTTACCTTCTTCCAAGCGGTCTACAAGCGTTATTCCAACTTCGCTTCCGAAGTTATCGAACAAACCGTCAACGGTACCGCCGCTGACAACGGTCGCGTCTCGATCACGATCGCCCGCAACGGTGATTTGGTCCAGGAGATGTACCTCGAAATGAAGGCGAAGTCCGGCCTCAGCTCCTCCACCAAGGGTGCTTCTGCCATCTTCGCCGCGGAACGTGCCGTCAAGGACATCGAAATCTCCATCGGTGGCCAGCGCATTGACCGCCAATTCCAAAAGTGGTGGCGTTTGTATGACAACCTCTACCACACCGAAGCCAAGAAGGCTGACTACGCGAAGATGACGTCCAACACCCAAAACGGTGCCATCTACTTGCCGCTCATCTTCTGGTTCAACCGCCACCCGGGCTTGTCGCTTCCGTTGATCGCGTTGCAATACCACGAAGCGCGCGTCGACGTGGACCTCAGCTCCGAGTTCTCCCACTACACCGATGGCTCCACTTTCAAGTGCTGGGCCAACTACCACTTCCTTGACACCGAGGAACGCCGCCGCTTCGCGCAAAAGAGCCACGAATACCTCATCGAACAAGTCCAACACACTGGCACCGACACCGTTGAGGCTGGCAACACGAAGCAAGTTCGCCTCTCCTTCAACCACCCGGTGAAGGAACTCATTTTCGGTTTCAACAACGGCTCCGTCTCCAACGCGTCCATGTGGAACTTCACCTCCAACTTGTTGGAAGATGGTGTTGTCCTCGAATCCGACCCGCTCTTGGCTGCTCAAGGCGCGAACTCCAACGTGTTCGTTCCGGTCTCCTACGGCACTGGTGCCCCGCTCCTCGCCATTGGCAGCGAATACACCAACTGCACGGTCTCTGAAGATGGCGCCGTCTCCGCGACGCGCTCCGTCGGTCCGCTTGAAGAGTTCAAGCTCATCCTCAACGGCCAAGACCGCATGAAGGCCCAAGGTGGTAAGTACTTCAACCAAGTGCAACCGTACACCTACCACTCTGGCTCCCCGATGCCGGGTGTGTACTCGTACTCGTTCGCCCTCCGCCCGGAAGAACACCAACCGTCCGGTACGTGCAACTTCTCGCGCATTGATAACGCGCAAGTGTCTATCAAGCTCAAGGCTTCGGCGTCCTCTTCCACGACGATGCACTTGTTCGCGACGAACTACAACGTTCTCCGTGTGCAATCCGGTATGGGTGGCCTTAGCTTCAGCTCTTAAGAGATGAGAACAGGGCCAAAAAGCAGGCGTTAAAAGCGTTTGTCCTGCTAGTCTGTAATGTGCAGGCGAGACAACCTGGTTGCGGGAAGTTCCTTAGAGCTCTAACTACCACCCTCACTTGGAAACTCGTGAGGGGAACTCGGTTAATGACCGAACCCAATGGTAAAAACGTTAGAGATTGGATAATCCGCAGGCGAGAACCTAAATTCGCTATGACAATGAATATGGTTCCGTTTCAACGATCGCTAAGGTGTCGGTGTCAAATGAAGGATTAGTCATCCCGATGATGCTTAAGGTACGATCTGGCCCACTGGGAAACCTTTGGGATTAACCGTGCTTTCTCCAACTAAGTAAGAGATGCGTGGCTACAATAATTATAATATTAAACTTAAACTTAAATATTAAGATACATAACTATGTTAATATTTAATGAAGACGTGCACGACGTGCAACGTGAACAAAGAACTCGGTGAATTTGGCAAACATAAAGACATGCGTGACGGACATCTAAATCAATGCAAATCGTGTCGAGCGGAATACATGAAAAACTATGCTTCGCGAAACGCTGACACTATTTCATCGCGTCATAGGTCATATTATGAAAAGAATGATGAACGCATAAAAACGCGTACACGGAACCACTGGCGTGAAAATGCAATTTCTATAAATGAAAAAAGGCGCGAACGATACAATACTGACGAAGAACATCGCACGAAAGTTTTAAAACAATGTTCAGAGTCAAATAGAAAATGTAGACCTATTCGACGTAGAAAGAACAGAGAAGAAAAAACTGCCGCGTACTATCTAGAACTTTGCAGAAAACGTATGTGGCACGCTTTTAATGGTCGTGGCCGAGAATGCAAAAGTAAACAACTCTTAGGATGCGACGGTGAGACGTTGAGAAAACATTTAGAAAGTACCACAAGAATGCTCATATCGACCACGTGCGGCATTCGATATGAGTAATGTTGAACAGCAAAGGGAATGTTTTCATTATACAAATCTTCAACTTTTACCTGCGGAAGAAAATTATTCATCAGACTCTTTACTCGTTAAGTATGGCTTCTTCGTCCTCACCGAGGCCGTGATCGATGTACAACTTTCCGGAATCAGCCAAAACAATGACGTGTTGGTTGGACTTGACTTGATTATTCGTCGTTCCGGGTGCAAAGGTGTTGATGTATTTCGCAGATTTGTATCCACCACTGCCATTGGGTTTATACCATCGCATGTACAAGTTACCATCATAACCCGAGAACCACGCGCGAAGCTTTGTATAACCCGCATCGTAGTCCGCCTGGCTCAGTTGGGAATCGAGGATAGTCAAGATGTTCGAGTTGCCCTTTGACAAAAAAAGACGTCCTCTTCTGGTTTCGTGATAAATTCTCAAGGTGTAATCGCCGTTGGGTGAGACCAAGAGATTTGTGTATCTACGGTTTCCTCTGTCAATATTAAATTCCCGCGGAGTCAAGATGCTCTCATCATCACCAAACGTAGAATCTCCAAGCTGACCACCTTCACAGTTGAAGCGTGCCACCTTTTCACGCCCGACGTCCTTGTAGTGTTTTTGTTGTTTTTGGTTGTATCTAGAATCTAAAGTGTATCCAAAGTTATCAAACACTTCCGGATTTTGCAACGTATAACACCCCAATTCATCCGGTGTGAGCGTGCAGGTCGTTTTCCAACCCTTGGATTTACCGATAGTATCGTAGTGTTCCTCGACGTCTCCCAGATCACTGCTTTTCATGTACTCGGCGTACGCATCACCATAACGTCCGGCGTAGCACTTCCACTTGTTTGCCGTAGTTTCGGTGCCTTGTGGTTCAACGACACGAGCAACCTGTTCGTTCGCTTCTTGCTCCACTGAGACTGGCTGAGCTGGGGGTGCCGGAGTCAGGTTATCGTCTTCACCAATGCACTTGTTGCCATAGGTATCCCATTGGCACGGTTCCTTACACTCGTCCTGGGTCTCGTAGTCTTTACATTTCTTGGCTGAGACCAAAAAATAAATACCGACACCGAGGCCGACTAGTAAGAGTAAGACCACAATCATTATCATGGCACTCATATCTTGTTTTATATATTATGTTCATATTTTTTTTTAGATACCCTTTGGTTTGCAGCACGTCAACTCCCACTTTTGATTAGCTCCATCTGCGACGAGCTTTGCTGATGTAATGACGTGCTCTTGCGGACACGCGGTATTTGTCAATGCAGAGAGATTGTCGAATGACGTTCCTGTGGCGTAGTCATCACTCACAACAGTTTGACACGTTGTGTTTTTGACCTTTGAGTTGTTGCACACGTACTCGTATCGAATCTTCTCTTCATCTTCGTCCAAGGCGAGTGTGAGTGTGTTAATCGGACTTTCTCCACAATCAATCTTCTTGTTCTGCAGATTTTTAAAATACTCAGACCCTCCCCTGATGTCTTCATAAATAGTTTTACCCTCAACTTCATCACCGTCCAAATCAATCCCCGACATGCACGAGTACACCGACTGTTTATTATCATTCACTGCAAATTTGGTGAGTGCCTCACCTTTACCACATTTAAATTGAACGTCACGAATAATTTCGGGCCATTCTTCACGACTAGCATCACCTTTGAATGCACTCAATTCGTACCTATTGGGTTTAATGTCGTATTTATCAGTCAACACCTTTTCAATGGCGAGGTACTCACTTTGGGTGAGTCGTCGGTTGTACACGATGATTTCTTTCACGGACCAGTCTGATTTTTCAGACGACCAACCATTGATATACATACGTGTCGGTACATTTCCAATATCTTCATTCTCTGGGTTGCGGAAAGCGGTGCGCAACGCCCCATTGGACCTGTACAACTTTGGTTGAATTGTACTTAAAGTCCATTCGTCTCCGTGTCGGTCTCTATTTTCAGTTATCCACCCCACGTTAGCACCACCATAGTAGACACCAGCCTTATTCGAATGAAATCCAAAAAGGATGTTTTCACCCGAATCGTCCTTTGTCGTGAAAATGCGACCCTTTGCTCCACCGTTGTATTTAGCGACGTTAATGAACGTATACTCCTCTTCATCTTCAAGCATTTTCTCCGGAAACGCCACAACGGAATCGACGTCGCCCTGAACTTCTTCGCCATTTTTGGATTTTTTCAATATCCCTGTGATTTCCGTGATATCATGCCCTTTCTCACTTTTGTCTTTCCATGTTCGCGACGTTTCATCGTAGGATGGTCCATCGTACCACGCGACGAGACCATCAATTTTAATCACCGCATCCCCCGTGGGAGCAGTCGGTTCCGTCGATTCCGCTGGTGCCGTTGGTGTTGACGACTCTTTGGGTGCAGTCGGTTCCGCTGGTTTTTCTTCTTCTTTCTCCTGTTGACTGTACCACATGTATACAGCAATACCAACGACTACTAGGATGACGGCTATGACTTTGACGTCCATTATTACAATACGGTAAGAAAAATTATTTAATATCCATTTGGTTTACAACATTTGTAAACATATCGTGTCTTATTGGGGTCGTTTTCAGCTTTTTCAAATTTAAGATATGTCATCACTTCGTTATCTTCACACTGAATGTCATGGGCTGTGAGGTTGTTAATGTCTTGGTCGGATGACGTGACATCACGGCACGTACTGTCGTCAACTTCGGCATCCGAGCATCTGTATTGCACACGTGTTTCATTACTGTTTTTCACATCAAATTTGTAAGATTCAATCGGGCGCGTGCCACAATCAAGAGTTTCATCTAAGATGGCGTCGTAAAAGTTGTCAGTCTTGCTCTTGTATTCAGTGGCGAGCTCAACCACATCCCCAGATTGGTCCAAGTTGAACATACAGTTGTATTCGTAGCGGAATTTGTTATCACTCGTACCGAGCTGGAAACCTGCGAGACCGGATGTTGGACCACAATCCACACGCTTTCGGTAGAGGTCGTTGTCGTAGTTGGTGAAAAGACCAGCCTTCATAAATCGTGTTTGAGTCATGGAATACTTTTCCATCAAGAAAGATTCAACTTTAAGGTACTCGTCTTCAGACAATTCTCTGTCATACACCATGATTTCAGCAATCGCAAAGTCGGATTCTTGCCCAGACACGGTGTTAACACCAATGTCTTTCGGGAAACTTTCATCGAAACCGTAACCACTCAAACGTCGTCCATTCGCTCTATACAAGTTGCGTTGGTCGGTAGAGAGCACCCAGTTGTCGCCGTAACTGTCGGCATCTTGAGTGATCCAGTTGTTGTGGTACGCGACACCGGATTTACCCGCATTATGACCAGAGAACCACCCACCTTCAGTACTGGTTAAGATGCGTCTCTTCGCGTCACCGTTGTACTTGGACACAATGAAGATGGTGTATTGTCGGTCAAAGAGTTGTTCTGGGAGGGTAAACTTTTCAGACACACCGCCGTAAACATAGGTCTTGTCGTCAGACACGTTCATGTCTCCGGAAACTCGGACATCATTCGTTTTACCACTTTCATCCTTCCACAACTTTTGAGACGTACTGTAGGATTCCGCGGTATAACGACCCGTGAGACCTTCCACCGTGGAGATATCAATGGAAGGCGGTGGGCTGGCATCGACCGGTGGCGGAATCGCGGTGTCGTCTTCTTGTTTTTCTTGTAGACGTGTCAACGGTGTTTCTTTATTCACACAACGCCCTTTCCCATCTTCATAATATTCATCCCATTTACACGGAAGTTGACAGTCTTCTTGTGTTTCAATTGTTTCACATGTCAATGATTGTTGTTGATAAAAATAATAAACTGCGATGCCGATGGCGACGAGTGCGACAACGCCTATGATAACCTTTCGGTCAACCATTCTGATATTAATTAAACATGAGAAAATATATTTATATAAGTATGAACATCTATACTGATGGAAGTTGTTTAGGAAACCCAGGGCCTGGGGGTTGGGCGGCGGCGTGCGACAATTTCGTGATTTCAGGTGCTGAAGAACATACGACGAATAATAGGATGGAACTCACCGCCGTGGAACGCGCGTTACAGAAGTGTTTAGATATGGGGTTGTTTTATATATTCGTATGGACAGATAGTACCTACGTGAAAAATGGAATCACACTATGGATACATGGGTGGAAACGAAATGGGTGGAAAACCGCTGGTGGGGGGGATGTGAAAAATAAAGACATCTGGGTGAAAATTGATGCCCTGCTTTATAGAATGAAAAATGTCCAATGGCGATGGGTCAAAGCACACAATGGACATCCCATGAATGAAAAAGTAGACACCCTCGCTCGAGCGCAGGCTAAAAATATTTGCGTAAAATAAGCAGGATGAGCCAAGGTCATCAGACCTGGTGTCCGAAACAAGAACAGCTTCTCGTTAGGTGGGCTGAAAAGGCGGCGGGGTATCGCTGGCTCCACAACCACGCGAGATTGCACTTTAAACGTGTAGATAACTATTTGTCATATCCATCTATTGTCATCAGTAGTATCACAGGTGTTGGTGGATTTGCCGTATTGAACCCAAGTGGAAATGATGGCGTGTCCGAAGAGACAAAATCTAAAATCATGATTGTGCAGTACATGTTTGCGTTTCTCAATGTCATGGGTGGCATTCTCACATCAATCTCTAAATTTTCACAAAGTTCGCAACTCGCGGAAGCGCACTCTGCGATGTGTGTGCAGTATAGTAAATTTTATAGAAACATAGACATGGAATTGTCTTTAGAACCACAACATAGGGGAGACGTTGTGGAATTCGTAAACACGTGTAGACAAGAGTATGACCGGTTGCTGGATGACGCCCCTGACATCCCCGCCAATGCCATCATAGCGTTTAACCTAGACTTTCCAGAAAAAGATAATAAGCCCGATGTGTGTAATGGTTTGAGTATATTAGGAACAGATGATGTTGAGAAACATGAAAGGGCTATGAAAAATTGGATGACGACCATGTTCAATTTACGACGTCGTAAAAGTAGAGACACCCTCAGTGCGACCCCTTCTGTTGAAATCACACGTCTTTGAGTGAATATTTGTACAACTTTTGAATCCATTCAGGAGCGCCTTGGCCATTTTTAGTGATGTCCGCCACACCCGTGAAAGTGCATGACATGCCTCTCACGAGAAATTGTTTTAGATGCACCCGCCTGTTATCATATTTGTCGTTAATGGCTGTCATCTTGACACTTCACCAGGAATAGAATAAAATAAAGATGAGCATTACTATTATAAAAGAAATGCGAACGCGAACGACGACGAGAGAAGTGACATGGAATATGGGACTCAGGAAGTTCCTGCGCGACCAGGGGTGGCATCATTTAGTGATAAAGTTGGCAGATGGGGTGGTGACGGACGCACGCACACTGACTGATGACCCAGTGATGGTGGAAATAATCTCAGAGTACATTAAGAATCATGGAGGTCGTGACGTACGCGAATAAATCGCACGGTCTCTTTGAGGAACTCATACACAACGAGTATGATGTCCCAGTGCGAGTGTTAGGGTGGGGCACGAAGTGGAATGGGTTCTTGGATAAGTACAAGGGTATGGTTGAGTATTTAAAGTCAAAGAAAGATGATGACATAGTGATTTTCTTAGATGGTTTTGATACTAAAATAAATAAAGACCCTAAAGATGTCGTGTCAATGTTCAAAGCCTGTGATTGTATGATGTTGGTATCTAAAGACCCAGAACCATTGGGTGGATACATTTCACATAAAGTATTCAACGCGTGTGTTGGGGAATCCATCGCCAATTCAGGTTTGTACATGGGGTACGCGAAATACCTCTTACAAGTCCTCGAAGACGCACTTCGCATGACGTGCGAAGACGACCAACGCAACTTAAACGCCCTGTGTGGAAAGTACGATTTCATCAAGGTTGACGAGGATATGAAGATTTTTGAAAACGTCCCACCCCTGACGACGCGACGAACATCAGACGCTGTGTTTGTGTCTTACCCAGCTTCACTGAGTATGGAACGTGTCGTTCGTTCATTGCGTGAGTATTCGCAATTCTTCAAGTGGCAGTTTATCATCTCGATGATCATTTTGTTTGCGGTGTTGCCGAACGACTACAAGTGGTTACCCGTGTACATCGGCCTCACCGGTTTATTGTTATACGCACTCAAGGCTGATAAATCGTGTACATAATTTCTCAGGTGATATTAAGTATGGTGGAAGTTGTCACCTATGCGAATAAATCTTTCGGACTCTTTGAAGAACTCATACACAATGAGTTTGACGTCCCAGTAAAAGTGTTAGGATGGGGGAGACCTTGGAATGGGTACTCGGACAAATCAAAGGGGTTATTGGAATACATCAATGAAAGTAAGAGTGATGACGACCTCATTATATTTGTGGATGGGTTTGATTCTAAAATAAACAAGGAACCAAAAGATGTCAAGACGATTTTTGATAGCTATGGGTGTAAGGTATTGTTTTCAAAAGACCCCGAATCTTTTTCAAAAGCCATCACCCGTACAATTTTCCCCACGTGCGCTGACGGCGTCGCCAACGCTGGGATGTATGCGGGATATGCAAAGTATTTGAAAATAATTTTAGAGGATGAATTATCACGCACGTGTCAGGATGACCAGGTGAATTTCAATGATATGATATGCAACACCTACGACTTTATAAAAATAGATGAAGAACAAAAATTATTTGAAAACATCGCCACAACAAATCATGGTAAAAAATCAGATGCCATATTTGTGTCGTATCCAGCAACTTTAGGATTTAAACGCGCATACAGGTCTATCATAGAATATCTTCAATATCTGTACGTATACATCCCCATTATTATTTTCATGTTATTTCCATTTCCAGTCACCGCATCAATCATCGCCGTGCTGTTCGGTCTGTTTTATATATCATTTGCGGATAAATCGTGTACCACATAAAGATAGTGGTCGTACTTATATCAAGTAATGATGAACGTCGGCATCATAACCCCTGGTAAAATTTGTCCCGGAGTGAACACGTGCATTAATCAAATTGCACTTCGGGAGAAACACAGGCACAGTAAAGTCTGGGGCATCGTCGAAGGGTGGAAAGGGCTCAACTATGGTTTCATGGAAGAGTTTCTGGTATGTGATAGTCACAGTCAACCAGGCACTATTATTCACACGTCACGTGAACCTTTGCAACTCAAATATGCAAAGAAGCATGTCGAAAAGTTTGACGTGCTCTACTGTATCGGAGACAGAGATGTGCAGATACAGGCGAAAAACTTGATGACGTTGGACGTCCATACAAATATTGTCGGCGTCACTGGTTTTGGATTTCAATCAGAGGTTCAGGAAATTATGCAGTACATCAAAAAGGCACACGTCCTCGCGCATAGCGCACACGCCGTGGTGTTTTTGGAAATTGCAGATAAAACTGGGGAATTGTTGCGATACACCGCTATGTCCTCCCCAGAGGTGGATGTGGTCATCACCCCAGATTGTGAAGAAAACTACCTCTTCGACGTGCAACATGAATTCGCCATGAATGGTCACTGCGTCGTTCTCGTCAGTGAAAGTGTTCAATACAACAACATCATAGACGCACTGGGTCTCTATACCATTGGCACCAAAATTATAAAACCAGGGGAACTCATCAGTGTCGTGGAACCTTGTGTTTCAGATAACATTGCCGCATCGCGCGCCGCTCGCCAAGCATGTGACCACGCCCAAGAACACACCAATTTTGTGTGCTCAGGTGGGGCACAGATTATACCGTACGCACATTTCCCCGTAAATAATTCTCTCGTAAGAATTTAATGTTACGTAAATATATATGTATCTTCAGAGCCCTTTTGTTTTATCCCTATTGGGTTTACTCGCAGTCAGTGGTCTTGTGGTACATAATAACTTTGACTACTTTGCTAAAACTGAAGATGTTGTCAATGGACCACTTGTCTACGGCATCATCATCCTCCTCCACAGCGTCTTCGGAGCTTCAGGCATAACTGAAAAGCCCCAAGTTCTTGATAAAGTCATCAATAACACCATGGTTAAGTTTTTCGTGCTCCTGTTGCTGGCGTTTGCCGCCGTGCGTGACTTTGAAGACACCATTTTTGTCTCCGTGTTGTTCCTCGCCATCACCCAGCTGTTACGGAACAAGGAGGAACGCAAGAAACATCCCTACATTTTGTAATTTTTCTACCACCCGCTCACAAGCTTAGAACGCGGCACCTTTGGGTACTGACGTGAAAAGAATTCTTCATCTTCTTCACCTCTGTGACCTATAGTTGACTGATGACTTCGGTCTATCGCCAGATATTTGCGCATATCACGGTAGTAGACACGCGCCCCTTTGGCGATGATGTCTTCAAATTTTAGGTCCACGTGGTTGTTCATGGGAATAAAGGTGGGGAGGTATTTTTTCATATTTGGGACGTGCACGAGATAACACTTTGTGCTTGAAATCCATAACACCTTCTCCTTGTTCTCGGGTGCTGGGAGGTAGGACAGACAGTGGAAGAAGCACGCTTCAAAGTTGTCCCCTCGCGCATCGATGACCTTTTGGACTTCATCATAAAGTTTCGGTGATTTGACGACGGCGTTGTCTTCAAAAATGAGGGCGTATTTCACCTTGTCATTCACAGCTTTGTTTAAAATCTCCATGTGTCCGAAATAACACCCAATCGCACCCATGTTAAAATAACTCATATTAGGACGAGCTACATCACTGTCGTAGTGCATTTCCACAGCCTTGTTAAAAAACTCTGGTTGCACCATGTGTTCAAACGTACGAGCGGTAGCTACGTCTCTCGTGTCTTTGCCGTACACAACTTCAACGGGTTGGGTAGCGTACTGGAAAAATACTTCGCGACGTTCATGGGCTGAAGGTATCGTCAGGAGATATGATTTGTACGCGTATTTTTCCACTGGTCTTCTGAGAATTAAAAATATAATTATCAAAAGTACAAGTATTATACTAATCATTAATATACTTAAAGAAATAAGTTGTTATATAAATGTAGCCACTCATAGCTCAGTTGGAAGAGCAACTGACTGTAGAACACTCGCGTGTTCTGAAACATCTGCTGAAATCAGTGGGTCCCTGGTTCGAATCCGGGTGAGTGGATACATTCCCCTCTAGCTTAATTGGAAGAGCGCGTGGCTGTTAACTGCGAGGTCGTGGGATCAAAACCCACGAGGGGAGACACCGTACTTTTTAGATACATCACTTAAAAATGTATGTAAAAAGTATGTTTAGGTTTTTGTTTGGTGAGCGAGAAGTGGTAGAGCCAGAGACGTTTAAGGAGACCATGATAATCCCCGCGTGGAATGAAGTCGGTGAGTGTGTGTTCATGGAGGTACCCGCACCAATCAGAAGCGGTTTACATCCAAAATTAACGTCACGCGTCGCGAGGAACCTGACTTTTCTACGCTATGATATTTGGCGTGATCAAACATGAACTCTTCACCAGTTTTATGTATATGTGTGGTGTCCCACAGGTGAAGGGTACAGTCACCATCGCCCTGGAGTGTCATGTGATATCTCAGTTGTAAATTAGATTCCGCCCTGTGTGGTGGAATAACCATGGGTCCTTCAATGACGGCGATAACTCCCGTGTCTTTGTCTACAGAGGGGATGTTGTTAATAATAGATTGTATATAGGGAAAGTCGCTCACTTTGTAATAATAATACTTGTCGTTTTTGCTAAACCAGGGGTCCATATCATGAAAATAGTGTCGCGTCGCCAAGTACTCGTTTGCAAAAAAGTATTGTCGTATCTTTCCAAAGTTATACCCGATTTCCCACAGGTCAAAGGGGTAGTAGTTTTTTTTGCCATATAGAATGTCCACCAGGGTGTTTCGCATGCCCACCAGTGGACGCCATGGGTTTTGAAAATACAGTGTGTCAATAGGGGGTTTACAAAAATCCCAACTCACGAGGGCCACAGGAAGAGCCACAAGCCACCACATTAATTTCTGCGTAGATATTAAAAATGCCAGGATACAGACGTTCCATGTACACCGCCCCTGAACCTACGGAAGAAACTCCGGACCTCGACGCGCGCTTCTTCGTGCCGACGATGGAAGAATTCATCATGTTGGCCATCGTTCTCGCCTTGTTCTTCATGCGTAAGCAAATGAACAAGTTGGCCTATGGTGCCGCCTTGGCTGCTCTTGTCGGTCTCTATGCCTACCGCCGAGTGCAAAAAGTTGAAAAGTACTGCTCCAAGTGTATGATGTAAAAAAAATTATAAAGTTTATTATATGATTGAAGTAAGACTCATAAAATCTCCCAGTCCTAAACATAAATTTAGGGTTATCTTTAGAACTGGTAGGTACGTTGATTTTGGGGGAAAGGGATACTCAGATTACACCCTGCACAAAACACCCGAACGCATGCGTCTCTATGTTTTACGCCACGGTGGACGCATACCACCATCTGTCATGAAAGAGAAGAGAAGGGGAGCTATCCAGCGCGGTATGTTAGACGTGGTCTCGAGTCGTAAGGAGTTGTGGACCGCGGCGGGTGTAGGCACCGCGGGGTTCTGGTCGCGGTGGCTCCTCTGGTCGTACCCATCTCTCGACGACGCGAAAATGTTTATATCTAAAAAGTTTAAAATAAAGTTTATCACACCCTGATTAAAGATGGTGGGCATTACATAGTCATGTGGCGCACCGCAACTCTTGAGGAACTTCAAAACATAGTTCGAGATGTCATACTCCCTGAACTCGTTCAGTTGAGGGAGGAGGTCCATTACCTTCGTAAACACACCTGGCCCTACGTCCAAGCGATGAAAGAAGATGGGGCACAGCTCAGTGATATGGAGGCAAAAAGGGAATTCTTTAGCAACCTGTACGATGAGGATGTTAAAGAACTCTTATGTATAAAAATGCGCTATGCAAAGAGCACCAGTCTCACTGCACTTGAATTTGATAGAATTAGAAAAAATCATCGGTCCGGTACATCTTGACGTTGTACGTACCATCTTTCCCTGTGACGGAAACGCTTTCATTGCCATAGAACTCGGGGCATCCAATGTCCTCGGTGCATTCACGCCCGTCGTGTGTCACAGGTACGGGGTACATCTGTTCCCCTGATGTGGTGGTGTAGTAATTGTATCGGTCTCTGTACCCTCGCGCCTCTTTACCATAGAGGGGGAGTGTTTCGTTATTTGGACCTAACAAGAGACCCATCTGCTGCATGTGTCCGGGTTTGTATTGTTTGATAGGTGGTCCTCTGTACTCTGGGGCGCGTCTCGGAGGGTCCACTCGCACAGGGACGGGCACTTCCACGGGCACGGGCACTTCAACTTCCACGGGCACGGCCACTGTGGTGGGGTAGTACCACTTGTAAAGAAGAGCGAGCGCTAATACAACAATTGTCGCATACATGAGACGAGTTTTATTTTTATTCTTCATGTATACTATATGGCGGAGAAAAGAAAGCGAGCGACATTCTTTCAGGAACTTTTGTCTGACATGGAACGAGGACGAGCCGAAAAGCGACTTGAACAAGAGCGATTAAAAAGAAAGAGAAATGCCGAAGCCGCCCGTATCGCACTCGAAGCACACCGCGCGAAGAAAAAAAGAGTGGAGAACGCAAAGGTGGCGGCTGAACAAAGAGCTATGATGCGAGAAATCAATACCTACGGTACGATGATTGGAAAGGGTGTGCTCGCAGAAAAAATGTACAAACGCATGTTGGAAAAGGTGATGCGTCAAACGACATATACTCCCACTGATTTTAAATATTTAGGGAAAGTTGTAAAGGCGCGACAGGATGGGCGATGGTCTGTGGTTGAACGTCTCATCAGAGAGTGGGAAGCCGATGTGAAGCGTCGCGTGTGTCGTATGAAGAAGAAGAACATGCAAAACATCGCGAGAGGGTTGAACGTGAACGCGGACAAAAAGAAAAAGGCACAACTTTGTCAGGCTATTAAAAATAAAATGTAAGCTATTTGTAATATATAATGGTGCGACCAGGTAACCTCCGGAAAATGTCCCAGGAGAATGAGTTTAAAAACATGGTTGAAAAGTTTGGAAATGCGGAAACACTCTACAATTACCAAAGATTGCGAGCCATCTACACGAATCGTAAAGAACCCAACTACGTGAACGCCATGCGTCAATCCCGACCCATCTTGTACGAGCGCCTTCAGAAACTCGTGGCGCGTCTTCCCGAAGAAATCTTCAGCAATGGAAGAAATATCTTCTTATCAGTGTCAGCTAACTCGTCACCGAAAGAGTTGTTCAACGCCATGAATAAAGTGAAAAGGTTGCGTGTGAAGCCGACTCAACCAGTCATTAAGGACCCGTTGAACACACTCAAGTACACACAAACATACATGGCACAGGAACTCGGCAAATCACGAAACAGAAAAAACTATGCCAACAAGGCATTGTTGTTTATGGGCCAAACCAACTTCGCCAAAGCTGCTGTTCGTGCGAAGGCCATGCTCGCGAAGCGTGTGAAACAGAGATATGACCGTCTGTCTGAAGAAAATAAAAAGTTTGTCAACATCTCTCGTCTCAATAAATCGGCGAACCCTGAACAACTCCTCAAAGCGCTCGAGCGCATGTCTAAATTTAACACGACTAAAAACAACGCGTCTTGGCGATTCGTCTAACTCTTGTGACGAAAATTGTCAAAAAAGTGCACAGTCGTGCGAAAGTTAAAATACACAATCATACACATAGCATCACCAATATCGTGTTTCCTTTCATAGGGTATGACCTCACCCTTTGGTAGGTACTTTTCCGCGATACTTGTGGTTCTCTCCTTTCTTTCCTCATAGGTCAGGTGTCTGATACCAAAGTGTACGTGCAAAGACACTGGGTTCACTAGCGTCACTTTGTCTTTGAACATGTAATGTAATAAAACTTCTATATTTTGAAATCCACCCGGGGGTTGTCTTTCTATGAGAATGTGTTCAGCGTTGTCAAACCACACCCTGTATTCATTCACCATTAACGGCACTAGGTCAACGATGTCATTACTATAGATGTATTTGTAATCCCCGAGACTTACCTTTTTCATAAACACTGGACGGACCACCTCCTTTTCACACTCGGCGAAAACGAGACCCATGTTGAAATACCCAATGTCTATGGCGAGGATTTGGCGCATATGTCTTTAAAAGTTGAGTAAGTTTTTAAATTCATTATAGAATTGTTTGTGATTATTTAATAATTTTTGAATTTGTTGTGGAACTGTGTTAAACTGTCGGGCCAGAAAAATCACACGAAGTTGGTGAATGAATGGCATGTACATATCGGGAGTGTCGACTTCCAGTTGTCCAAACAATTTTATGATATTAATCACCTGGTTGACTTCTTTTTCTGTGATGTTGTGTAAATTTTTAAAGTACAGTCTTCTTGACTGAATTGTTCTTACGTCGATGCGTAAAAACTTTTTCATGAAATCAAAGAATGTCCCACCTCTCGTCGTCACCGACATGAAATATGCCAATTTTATGTGATGGTCTTGGAGTTGACCTGTGATGTGTTTCGTTTGAAGTTTTGTATCATAATATGTTTCTCTTCCATAGACTTGAATTAATAATGTCTTTTGAGTTTGAAAATTACTGTGTCGTTTTTTGTTAATGTTCACCCCACCATTGTAGTTGCGCATCATATCAGGTGAGGTGGGCACCCCCGTGTGTGGTCCGCGATGGATGGTTTTGTTTTTAAAAACTTTATTGAGATAGTCTCTTGAATATACGTGTCTAATTTTACCATTGTTACTGTTGAGGACATCACTCAATAAATATGTCGGTCTGTTCAACTGTTGTACATTATTTTTGAAATTTTTATTATTTGTTTGTAAGTGATTTTTATTTTTATTGTTTTGAATATTTCTAAAATTCTTTGCAAGTTTATTTTCAACAGTTGTGTTATTTTTTAAAAATTTTTCAAATGATTTTGCATATCTTTTTGCTCTTTCATTTGCATTCTTCTGTTTCTGAGTATATTCCTCTTGAAGTTTTTTTTGTCGTTTCGTCTCTGGACTCATCACGAAAGGGTCTTCCTCTGGTATATTTGGTGTCGGGCTTCGGTATGACGACTGGTTCCTGTTTGTGCGCACGCGTCGAGGGGGCATACTATAATCTAATCTAAGAATATATTAATGGACCTTGAAGATGTGTTGAAAAATATTGCACTGTTTGGAAATTACTTAGTTCTTCTTGACTCCATAATGCGTCGTAGGTCATCTTGAACTATTTTAAATCGTTCCAACCTGTACTGAACAAACATCCAGAGAAAGAAGAGTAAACTTTTCAATAAATTATTTGCAGCGGTGTCATCCATTTTGTACACCGGGGACACCAGGCGATGGAAGAATGTTTCGTCTTTATTTTTACCAGTCATGTACGTTTCCAGTTGGGTCATGGCACACGTGTCATCGTTCACACTCCAATGATAGAAGATGAATGGAATCAGTATGGAGTACATCTGTAACATGCGTTCGTCATTTACGAAAGGGATGATGATGAGAAATAATAACAATAGTGCGTGAAGTGTGAAAATTATATTCATCTTATTCTAAGATGGAAAAAGATAAAAAATTACCCAAAATTTGGCATCCTCAACAGGAAAGTATTTTAAGGGGATGGGGTGAGAGTGCTGCGTGTTATAGGTGGATGCACTATCAAGCTTTTTTAAGATATAGAAAATCGAATATGCGTTATACATTACCAGTCATTGTTCTATCAACAATCACAGGTACGGCAAACTTTGCTCAAGAACAGTTTCCCCCGGGGTTACAACCCTACGTGGCCCCGAGCATCGGTGGCCTGAACCTCATCGCTGGTCTCATCGCGACGATTTCTCAGTTTCTCAAAGTGAGTGAGTTAATGGAAGCGCATCGCGTGGCGGCGATGCAGTTTGGTAAGTTTTCTCGGGTGGTGCGTTTGGAGTTGGCGTTACCACTTTCGGACCGTTCAAGGGATGGTGCGGACATGGTTGAATTGATGAAAGGTGAGTACGACACACTGATTGAACAAAGCCCATCCATCCCAGGTCCTGTGTTGGCTATGTTTGAGAAGGAGTTTCCATCCGATGAACGACTTACGAAACCCGAAATTATTCACATCAATCCAATTCAAACATTCAGTGCGGTGTTGGAAAATTCAGTCATCTCTAAGATGAAAGGGTTAATTAAGAGTGATAAAACTAAAGAAGAACTTATGACCGACCTTCAAAAAATCCAAGGCACCGAAGCTCCTCCACCGAAAAAGTTTTTCAAAAAAGTGGTGGACACCATCGCACAAAGACAACAAGATGAAACAAAGAAAGAGCTCGAGGAGTTGCGTGGGAAAACACAAGTCTCAAAGAAGAATCAACAACTCGAGGAAGAACTTAAGAAGAGGGCGGAACTGATGGAAATTGCCGTCGAAGAGCCACCACAAGATAAATAAGTAATAGAAGAATCACTATATTAAATATCCCAACTGCGCATAGATATGGGAACATTTTCTTTTTTAAAGGACTAATTACCTTTGTATCTAAGACTTCCAAGGCTTGGTCTGTTAAATCTTTATCAGCATCACTCATGGATAAGTTTATTAAAATTACTCCACAAAAAAAGAAACCCCCTGACGCCACAAATATTCATGGTGACCGCATAGAAAAATTAAAACAATGTCTCACCGAGAATAACAACGTCTTCATATACGGTGCGTGTGGCACGGGGAAGACGTATCTACGAGAGTGCGTGTTAGATGAAATGAATAGCATAGAGCTCACGACCGAACTGTTACGTGCGAAGAGTTTGTTTTCACAACTGATTCAAGGGTCAACGAAACACCTTTTTATTGAAGATTATGAACCAGATAATTTAATTATTAAAGCTGCGGTGGAGCGAGTCGCTGAAGGTGAACGTCTCACCGAGGGGTCTTTGGTTGTGTTATCATCACATTTTTGTTTATATCCGGGGTTTACATTTATTGAAATCCCACGTCACGGACCAGAAACCCTCAGACGCGTGTGTCTGAACAGGTATGACGAAGGTGCGGCTACGCGATGTCGTGGCAACATTAGGGACTATCTCCACTATCTCGAGGGTTCGGATACGAAAGATGTTTTTGAAAACCCAAAGGATATTATATATAAAATATTGTGTGACCCAACATATATATTTCATTCTGAAAAGTTATATGAA